GCTCAAGTAATCTAGCAGTCTGTAATTCTGTTATATATTGAGCAAGTAAATCATTTTGAATTCTGAAAGAATCTTCTGTTACTTTCTTTCTAGCTTGTAGGGCAGCTATTTGTTCGCCTATTTGTTTTTTCTCAATTTCATTTGCGAATTGACTTTGAATATTAAGTTTGCGAATTTCTACATCTAATTCTCTTACAGCAGCCAATCTAGCAGCATTATTTTCTTGTTGGGCTCGGAATATTTCTGCCTGATCCGCAGTCATTCCTACTATTTTGCGTTCAATAGTCAAGGACTCTGTTTGTCTACTTAAATTTATAAGTAAACTCTGTCCATATTGAAGGGTTTCTTCTTTTAATAGAGCAGCATTTTTGGCTTGTTGCTTTATGAATTCAGCGGCTCTACCAGCATATTCTGATGCTGTTTCTTCACTAGCTCTATTCAAACCTCTAGCTCTAGGATCCTGAGCACTAGGTGAACCTGCTCCGCCTCCTAAAGGATTAATATTGACAAATGGCAAATAATTTAAATATTTTATAAGAGCATTTATAGCTGCTGTTGTATTTTCTTGAATAGAGGCCCAATACCCTGCTATACCTACTAAAATAGGAGTTGCTAAATTTTTTAATAGAAGGAAGGCAGGCATTAGTAAATCTTTTAAGACAACAACTATAGCCTCGATGAAAACTCTTAATCTAGCAAAAATACCTCCTAGATCATCTGTAGCTCTCCATATAGCTCCCATACCTCCTGAGGCCAATTGTTTTAAGAATGTTCCTACAGAAAGAACAGCAGAACCAAATGCTGATAGGGCTCCCCAAGCTAATCTAATACCCTGAATTATTCTACCTACAACAAATATAGAAGCTAATGCTGCGGCCATAGCAACTAATGCTTGCGTAAATCTACGTATGGCATCAGGATTTATAGCAGCTATTAATTCATTAACAGGTCTCAATGCCTCAACTACAGATTTTTGTAATTCTCCTATAGCATAAGTCATTTTTTCTTGTGCCTCTCTAGCAGCACGGGCACTTTCAGCAAATTGAAAATTATTTTGACTAAAATTACCAATATTTCCACTTACTGATCTGAAATCAACAGTTTTTACTGCCTCTCCCATCAATTTCATAGCAATAGCACTACGCTTAGCAGTGTCATCTATGCCTGATAATCCATCTACAACTTTTCGTAATATTTGTTCAGGACTTGATCTATCTAAATCTTGGAATGATACACCTACTTGACTAAAAGCAGATATTAGATCCTGGCTACCATTAGCAGCCTCGCCTATATTTTTTACAAGATCACTGATGGCATCATTAGCTCCTCCAGCATTTCCTCCAGCTAGGCTAACTGCCTGTTGGAATCCAGCTAGAGTATCTGTAGCTATTCCTGTTGCTCTTGCTAGCGAATCTAAGGCAGTGGCAGCATTAAGACTATTTGTAATAAAAGCACCAATAGCAATACCTGCTATAGCATTTTTTAATTCACCAAATGTTCTGTTTAGATCATCAACACTGTCCTCTAAACGACCTAAATTTTGTTGCGCTTGAGCTACATCAACGACGGCACGGTATCTTAAATCTGCCATTATTTTCTCCCTAGGATTCTATCTAGTTGCTTTTTAAAGTAGGCATCTGTAGGTTTAGTCATACCATCAGGAGCCTGATCACTTCTACCAGCATCAAGTAATTGAGCATAAGGATAATTTCCCTCGATGACATTATCCTTTAACACAGTAGAACGACGGGCTCTACCACTTCTTATAGGCGTGTGAGCACGAAAAAATGTATAGGTATCTTCAGGAACATCTTCTAACTGATCTATTCTTTTTTCTAGATCTTTAGACATTTTATTATCTGTTACTACATTTATTTTCATGCTCTTGCCTTTATTTTTAGTAATTCTTCTTCGCTTACATTAGGAATATAATTAGGATCACTCTTACTATTAAAATGCTTTTCTAGATTTATAGATATATCCATAATTACTAAATCAAATGTTGTCGCTCTATTCATTACTTCTCCAGGCAATAATCCATATCGTTTAGCTAGGGCGTCTATTGTAATTATAAGTCCACTTTCTACACTATCTGGATCAATTGCCTCATGTATTACTTTCCCAATGTGTTAACTACCTGCCCTATGACTATAGTCATTATTTTAGGAGGAAGTGTTCGTCCGTCTGTCAGTATAGGATTACCATTCTCGTCAAGAATAAGATCCTTTGCTATTTCCATCAATGAACCAAAATCTTCTACATTTGCTGTAGCCATTTTTACATATTTGTCAAATGGTTGACGATCATAGATGTGAAAAGTAATAGGCTCACCGTATTCCGCTATTACTTCAGGTTGATCTAGTGTTATTTCAACTAGTTGTGGTAGGGATGCTAATTGTGTTAATTTCATGTTATACCTTTCTATCTTTCAATGTATGAATTATTGCCAAAATAAAACTTAATCTTGCCTTGATCTTTTCTAAATCTCCTAAGCATGTCTTTGTTTCATTAAGCGACTTCGCTGTCTCTGCTTCAAGAGATTTGATTAAATCTTCAGTAGAATATTGTCGTAAATCTACCATATTAAACCTTTCTTTTGTTTTATTTATTAAACTTGTTGACATCGTGCCCCTTATACCATAGAATATAGTGAGTTACAGGAGGTGTTGACATGACTAAGGAAAAAATACTATGGAGGGGTGCCTTACAATATCATATTGGCAGAATGAAATATGAGGTTTCAGAGTTTGCTGATTTGGTTGAACAGGAATGGCATAATTTACCTGAAGAAATTAAAGCCATGATAAAGCAAGAAGTAGAACGTGCTTTTTATTATGATTGTAGGGATCGTATGGCAAAAGATAACTGGGACTTGCCAAAATTAGGTGATGATCTTGATCGTGATGAATGGATGCGAATAAGAAAATTGTGGAAATAAAAAAAGGACTCACTAGGAGTCCTTTTTGTGAAAGTTTTAAACTTACGCTGTGCCAGCAGTTAGATCGCCATCCACTGAAATAGTGAGAGGGCTCACCCACACGGGAGCAGTAGGTGAAACAGTAGGAGCAAGGTTAGTAATATAACCACTACCTCCAACATATTTCGCACCCGTGCCACGACCGTTGAAATATACACGGAAGTAGACTAGTTGAGCGTCATTGCTTAGGTCGAATAGACCTGGAACACCAGCAGAACCAGAGAAGAAAGTGGTGCTATCAAGAACCATATTTCCACTGATACTGTTGGTAGCTGGAGTTGGAACACTCTTCTGACTAAATTCGTCAAGTTGTGTCCAGTTAAACACGCCAGCCGCGTTATTGATTGTGATGTCCTGAAGAGCAGGCACTACGTAACCACTGCTTGTAGTTGAGATGCTAGCAGTAGATATTTGTAATGTAGCCTGACTTGTAGGAGCAGAAACTGAAATGTATGCCATTGTTATTGTCCTTTAAAAATTTACTGATGATATTCTAAACTCAAAAGTATAAGTCATAATATCGTTGTTTATCTCTACTGTGTAATCGCTCTCATTGCTGAAATTGGTTACGCCAGTGTAATCTTTTGCTGCTAATATAGTTGAAACAGCCGCGTCTAATGCTGTTGGAGGATTTTTGGCATCTACTGATAGAAAAACCTCTAGATTTTGATCAATTTGATCGACACCCTTGTAATCAAGAGTATCAATTAAACCTGATGTAATCTGTTCTGGTTGATCTACGTAAATGGTTTTAAGATTCTTAAGATAGAGAGGATTGTCACCCTGAGTCCAAGGTAATTCACTACTTACACGAAAAACCGTGCTTGTAGAAAAACTACTCTGTAATCTAGTTAGAATACCTGATCTCATCTTAGTCTTCTTAAGTTAACAGTTGTTGGCATTTTTTCACTAGCGGTGATTGTGCCATCACCAGTAAAATCATACCACGCACCATCCTCAATCAATTCACCAAACAATTTTTGAAACTTTTCTCTATATACACCAATCTTTTTAACTTCTGCTGAATTTACATTACCATAATCTGCTATTTTTGGTAGAATTAATTCTGATAATGTGTAATAAACGCACAAATCTGTAAAATCTGCTCGTCTATCCTGTATTTTATTCGCATTGGGAATAGGAACACTTATTAAGCCTGAAGTAAAGATTGCTGGGTTGACATTAGTTCTACTTTGTTTAATATAATATGATTTCCACCAATCAGTATTGCGGATCAAATAAAGTATTCTAGTAGTAGCTCTACTTAATAGATCCTCAATATCATTTTCGTTGGCTATGCCTTCATTCGCCTCAAATAGACGTTGATCTGCGCTGGTTACATCGCTATACTCAGCGAAACTTACAACATTACCACCTGAAAGAATGAAGGCCATAGTTTTCTCCTATATTAACTAACTTGGATTAAGATATTGTTCCCTCAGATGTTATCGCAACACCGTGAGTTGAACGAATAACAGCGGCACCAGCCACAGCCTTAAGAACCATGTCAGTAGCTCTATTGGCAGGCAAGTATAGGGTATTCAAGTCTAATCCACCACGCTCAGCCAAGCCGATAGCACTAGCAGCGAACACACCACCACGATAGGCAGTAGCTCCACCAGTAGTTACGCTAGCAACAAGAGGACTCTCGATAACAGTTACGCCAGCAACGTTACCGATGATACCGCTAACTTGAATCTGGTTACCCAATCCGCTCAAGGCACCGATAGTAGTAGCACCACTATAGTTAAGAGTCTGAGTTAGGACTTTCTTCATGTTGTAAGCAGCAGCAGGGTGAACAACAGCTACATATGGTCCCTGAACTTTAGCAGCACGTAGGGTAGCACTTGCGCGAAGAACAAGCTCAGTGGTCAATTCAGTAGAGGTAGATCCAATATCGCTAGAGAAATTAGAGAACTCACTGAAAACCATAGAGTCAAGGCTTTCACCGATAGCTAAACCACTCTGAGCAGCAAGATCAGCCATTACGTCACCATAAGAACTGTCACGTAACATGTCAGTGATTTGGTTGTAAACAACGTGCTCTTTTAGAGTGATTGTAGGAGCAGTAGTATTTGTGGTTTTAGCAGTTGCGGCTTCTTCGTCTGTTAAGAGTTGAGCACTGATGCTAGCCCATACTGGAACTTGAACTACTTTACCAGCATTGAAAGGGACTTCGAAAACACGAACTAGGTTACGAGCGACACTCTGCTCATACATGGCATATTGAGCATCGGCAACGAAATTCGCAAATAATTCACTGTTAATGTCAGTGTTGTTATTAGATGGAAATGTCATTTTATTAATCCTTTAAAAATTATCTTTTTTGTGTTCTAGACTCTTTATACAGTTTTCTGTGTTCAGGATTTCTGAAATCGAGTTTAGAAATATCTATTTTTTGAGGAGCAGAATTAATATTATTACGACTATTTGTAGTAGATGGTGTGGCACCGACGAAATGTGGATTTTGAGTTAGAAAATCTCTTACAAGATCCTCAACCTGATATGGTTTTCCACTGTCGTTATACTTTACAGAACCTTTTTCATCTAATACTTCTACTTCACCAGCCTCACTTAAACGCAACCTAGGTTTTAACAACTGTTTAACTTGTTCAGCATTAACAGCCTTATACTGAGCAGCAGCATTTACAAGGGGAGTATCAATAGTGTAATTTTTAATAATCTCATCCTTACTTTTAATTACGGCGTCCTTCTTCTCTGCCAATTCTTGAAGAATACGATCAAATTCGCCACGGCGTTTTTGTTCTTCTAATTTCTTATTCTCGTAATCATTCTTGATTTGACGCAGTTCGTCTGGATCACCTAAGTCCTCCCATTGTTTAGTTAACTTCTTGGTTAGACTACCTTTTAGTCTAGCCATCATGTCATTAACTTCGTCTTGGGTATAAACTTTATTTGCCTGATTTTCTTTATTAGTGGAATCAGTATCCTCAGTTGCCAATGTTTTATCGGTCATTGTATCCTCGCCTGAATTTAATCAGTTAATTTGTATTCTTATTTATGTATGTTTAATATAAACACACATATATATTATTATTTTTTACGTTTAGGTGCTTTATAAGGTTTACCTGCCTTCATAGCTGCCTCCCTTGCTGTTGATAATGCTATTGCCACTGCCTGCTTGCGTGGATATCCTGCTTTCATCTCTGTAGCTATATTCTTTGATATAGACTTTTGGCTATATCCTTTTACTAACGGCATAATATTTTCCCCCTACCATTTAACTTTATCGGCCCAATAGGCAGCACTGAGTTTGCCCTTGGCTATATTTTTAGCATGTCTAGCTCTAAAGGCTGCTCTACGCTCCCTGCTTGCTTTAGATTCACCTTCTCTTGGAGGAGAACCCCTAACACCTTGTTGACCAAATCTAATGGTTTTTATTACATTACCCTCTTTGGCTAGCACAACATGTGATTTTGTAGGATGATTAGGAGTGCGCTTAGGTTTGTTGTAACCTTCTACTCCCAATCTAGCAATTCGTGGATCTTTTTTACTTGACATGTTATCGATAGTTATTTATAATAGTCTTAATTCAGCAAGGTAATGCCACTTATGCCACCACTATTACTCAAATATTTTGCGTATTCTAAATCCTGTTGTGTATATCCTTTTAGAACGCCTTCAAACCAATATATAATAGGTTCAATGTAGGAATGTTGAGGAGCGGGTGGAAATATCCGAGTAACATAATTATATTCTTGTATCATCTGTTGAACTTTCGTTTAATAATCTCGTTTTTTCTCTTCTAATATCTTCAGCAGTATATTGAGGATATAGTTGTAGGATTTGTTCATCACTTAAACCATCCATTATGGCATCAGCAATATCACTTTCCTCTCTATCAATTGCTTCCTCACTATCTTGCTCATAATCTTCACCTAATAATTCTGCTAGGCGACGATCAATTACTTCTAGTATGACAGGATTTTGTGTAGTATCTTTAGCTTTTTTAAGATGATCAAATTCTTTAGCCTCATCACGTATACTGAAACTATCAGGATATTTGATATAGCCATCCCACATCATGCCTTGATACATAGCAAATAAACGCCAGATTTGTTCTTCAGCTAATTCTAGGTTATCACCTTTTTCACTTAATCTAGCATTCAATAATTGGAATTCTGTTTCAAGAGCTACACCACTAACTGTTCTACTTTCTGTGGCACGAACCCCACCAGTATTACTAATTCTGTCAATAGCCTGAACTAATTTGTCAACTGAACTATGAATACTGTTTACAGAACTTGAGGAGAATTCTAGAGCATATGGATTAAGACCAGGATCACTGCCCTCTTGTAGAACAATCATAGCTCCAGCACCACTACCAACTTGTGCTGTAGGTGGAACAACAATAGTAGGATGTGTTCCTAATCTAATTGCCTGTTCATTTTCACTTGTCATATTGTAAATTAATTTTTGTATGTCAGCAATATCAGCAATATCACTAACACCAATTCCCTTGACAACACTACGCTGGTTATAAACTAACACAGCAGGAATCATGCCTAAACCATTTGGCTCAACTAATTTTAATTCTGCTGTTTTATCCTTATCATCCATTACCCAGGTTTCTATTCTGTCAAGATACCATTCACGCACTACAGTAATATGATCAACAACTTCTTCAATATATTTGATATAGGTTAATTCATATGAGCCAGTAGGTGTTCTATCCCAACGCCAATCACTTACAACAAGTGGTGTCATTAGATTTACATATGGTCTTACACCTAATTCAATTTCTTGGGCGCGAGTGGAGGCACCTACATTAGGTTTAGTCATCATTACCCAGCAATGGCCAAATACTGAACTCCAAATGGCAACCTGTTTTATAAAGGCATCAAAACTGCGACCTTCATAGTCACAATCTTTTAGGAAACTTTCTACCTCAGGAAATTCATCCATGCCATTAAAATCTCTATCAGGCAACATCCTAAAGAGGAAACTAATATATGTTGAGACTACGTTATTACAATGATTATCTAGTGGAGTGGTTTTTAATCTAGCCTGGTATTCTTCTGCGGTTTCTAATTTATATCTTGTAAGATGATTGCCTCGTCTGTATTCTTCGCCTCCTACGTAACTCTCATATAGGAATTGCCAGCGATCACGATTTCTACCATATTCATTATTTGTTAGTGTTAATCGTCTGAAATCATCATGTAATGTTTGGGTAGGCATAGAAATTCGTCCTCAATTAAAGGTGCTAGATTATTATTTATTTAACATTTATTATCGAAAACAGTCATTTTAAGCAATTTTATGGCCCCAAGATTTGATAGGTAGGGGAGATGGTTTACCTCTGATAGGATAGACATAATCTATCATATATCTGAGAGCATCAGGCATATGATCAAAACCACTATCTTTATCAGGTATACTTGTGCCTTCTTTGTAGGTAAATTTTTCTAGGCATTCTATAAGGTAGCGACATTTTGGATCGATGAATAATCTAGGCTCACCGCTGCTACTCATGAATCTAGAATTTACCGCATTGATGCCATCTCTGACTGAATTGTGGTTGCTTGGAGCGAGCACTCTGAAATTCGCTGCTCTAAGGATTGTATGATCAGTTTTGCCGCCTGCGCTTGTTTTTCTAGATGCGCCCGCTGGATCTGGGTAGCAGACAATAGATTTTGATTCCAGTCTAGTCTTAATTTCAGAAACCAATTCGTCAGTGTTAGAACCATATATTTTAATCTCATCGATAACATGTAAAATCTCCCCTCGTTTAACAGCTATAACTGCTGTCATTGGATCTACGTTAAAATCTATGCCAATATGTAACTCATATGGCAAATCGCCCTGGAATGGTTTGACATTCACTTTTCTATCAAACGCATAATAAATTCTTCCACTAAATGTCTCAAATGTTGCTAAAAATTCTTGTCTAAAAGTTTTTTCATCAAGTGTTCTTTTAGCAGCCTCAATTTCTTCTGGCTTAACATTGCCACCATCAATTGTTGTATACTGAAAACTAGCCCATTCTTCGGGGAACTCTAGGTGTTGAATATATAAATCATGTGCCCAGTTTAATCCCTTAGGTGTTCCTATGAATAGGGCACCACCTTGTCGATCAGCTAGAGTGGGTCTTAAGGTTTCATACCATGCGTCAGGATTTATGTCAGCAAACTCGTCAATAACAAGATAGTCAAGACCAATACCTCTAAGACTGTCATAATTATCAGCCCCCTTCAAACTAATAATTGATCCATTTTTTAGATCAATGCTTAATTCTGTTTCATTAACTTTTTGTGCCCAACGTAGGTCAAGTAATTTATTTTTTAACTTTTTCCAAGTTATCATCTTAGCCTGACGATATGTAGGAGCAATATACCAAACTGTTTTTTCAGGATCTTTAGCGTTATAACAAAGTTGTCTTATAGCTAAATGAGTTTTACCAAATCGTCTACCTGCGATTACAACTTTAAATCTTCTAGGATCATTAACAATACTTTGCTGAGGTTGCGATAGGGGCATTAATCATCCGTCCAAGGTAGGGGAGCATTTGCTTCACTATTAATTGGATTATCACTCTGTCCTAGAATATTTTTACCCAAGAAAATTAGCATAGTAGCGTTACCACTTAGTGCTAAATTAATTTGTGCCTTTCTAAGACTTTGTTTTAAATGCTCACGACCTTTTATTAATTCTACGCTAAAGTTATATCGTAAGGTATTGCTATCAATACCAAACCATTCACAAATTTCTATATCTTTACATCCGATGGCAGCAAGTTTTTGAACATCTCCTGGAGGTATGATTTTTTTATCTCTACCTACAATTAGACCGGTGACTACTTTAGTGCCTAATTTAGGATCTTTACGCTCGGGATATTGTTCGGTGTTCATAGATATTGATACCGTTCGGGTTGTCTTCTAATCCAACCATTTAAGCATTGGGGGCTTATATTTTTATAAGCAGCGGCTTCTTTAACACGAGCAG